GAAGGCACCTCGGCCTCTTACGACGACGTGGCGACCATCATCAATCGTGACGCTGAGGTTACGCTTGCACACCTGACCTATACCGGCACGGAAGCCGTTGTGGTTGCGGGGCTGCTGGCACTCGGCATCAAAGTTCGATAAGGAAATAGGACATGGCAACTCTTGACGTTTTCAACTCCGACGCTTTCAGCCTGACTTCGCTTTCCAGCCAGGTTGAAAAAGTCGATTACGTTCCCGGCCTGATCGGTTCGCTCGGTATCTTTGAGCCTGTTCCGGTTCGCAACCGTACTGTGTTTGTCGACCGGCGTGAAGGCGAGGTGAACCTGATCCAAACCTCTGCAAACGGCGCACCCCCGGAAGAACTCACCCGCGATGATCGGTCTGCAATTCCGCTTACTGCCGTTCGCCTTGCCAAAGGGGCAACTATCCAAGCTTCGGAAATTGCAAGCTGGCGCGCATTTGGCACCGAAGACGAACAAACTGTCGTCATGGGCGAATACAATCGTCGGATGATGCGCGTTCGGCAAGACATGGAGTACACCCACGAAAAGCATCGCCTTGGCGCTTTGCAGGGCATCCTTCTGGACGCGGACGGCAGCACCATCTACAACTATGCCACTGAGTTCGGGGAGAGCATTCCTGCTGCTACCGACTTCAACCTTGATACGGATACGACTGATGTCCGGGGTATTTGCAACACTCTGGTCAGGTCGGTTGCGCGTTCTGCCAAGGGAGCATGGGCTGACGGTCGAACTGCGCTCCACGCGCTAGCCGGTGATGCGTTCTATGATGCGTTGATCAACCACCCGACCGTTCGGGCCACCTACTTGAATTGGGCGGCTGCGGCTGACCTTCGCGAAGGGAACGCCTTCGGGCAATTCACCTACGGGGGTATTACGTTCCATAACTACCGTGGCAGCGATGACAACTCCGAGATCGCGGTTGCAACCGATACTGCAAAGTTCTTCCCGGTTGGTGCGGTTGACGTGTTTAAGCATGTTATGGCCCCTTACGACGAAAACATGGCGTATGTCGGCGCGCCCGGGCAGAACGTGTACTCGGTGAACCTTCGCGACACTTCGGGCCGTGATGCATGGGTGCGCAATGAGCAGTACAGCTATCCGCTGTATATCTGCCAGCGTCCCGGGCTTCTCCGGGCTGGCGTCCGCACCTAATCGGGCGAGTAGGGCGATAACTTGGGGGCGCTAAATGCGCCCCCCTTTTTTTATTCAGTAACCCATGTTGACGTTAGGTATACGTTGCGCGGGACACCGTGTTTTTCAAGGATTGCCCACATATCCCGCTTGGTATGGCCATCCAAGCCAGTCCCCACAGGGGTTAGCGCGAAAGTCATTCTTGGGTTTGATTTATCGTAATCCAAAAACCGCTCGATATATGGCGTAATATGATCTAGCGTCATATCGGTAATCCCGTGACCTTTTGTCGGCAGTGCGTAACTGTTGCCGCGATGGCCCTCACCTTGACCACACACCGCGCCGTGCCATTGTGCCGCATACCGTGCGGCACCAGATCCATGAATGCCGTCTAGGTTTGATCCGAATACAAAGATCATCAATATGCCTCCGCCTCTGCCCGAGTGATAAAGAAGTGAATACCCCCTGCGCATTCACTCCAACGATCTTCGACCCATTTATCGCACGTCACCCGCTGGCCTGCCCGGTATTCGGTTTTGCCGTCGTGTGTTGAAATTGCAACATCCGCGCCGATGACTTCAAGTACATCGGCATATTCCGCGCGACATTTTCGGTCTGTTGCATTGCTGCGCTTTGCGTCATGAGGAATGCTCAGCTTCACGATAATACCATGCGCACATTTCTTCCAACCAATCACGTTGCCTTCATCGGGCAGAATGCTCGTTGTGGCAAAAACAAGCGCTGGGATATTCTTCGCCTCGTAAAGGTTCGCCCGGAAAAGTTCGCCCCGGAAAAGTTCGCCATTACCCCTTCTTTATCCCCCGCCAGCCATAGACTGTGAAGTCGCAAGATTTCGGTCAGGGCCTTGCCGTTGTGGATGATGTTGTCAGTTCTACGCATTCTGGGTGCCCTCCTATGGCTTGTGTTCTGCCCGTACCAAACCCCGGTTTGTCTGTCAACAGGTTTTAGGGTATCTTCTCCGGGAACCCGTGAAAGGATTTCACAATGCCAGCTATCGCAGCAACTGACTTCGGCGCTAACGAAGTATCAACCGTCACCGAGACCACGCTGAACGGGTCCGACACTCTGACCTACACGGCAGGACGTTCCAAGTACCTAATTCTGCGAAACCCGACTGGCGGGGCTATCTCCCCCACCATTGATGGCGACGGGGCTACATCGGAATACGTGCCCGGCTTGGGGACCGTGACCACGAGCGGCGGCAAGGCTGTTGGGTCCATCGCTGCGGGGGCGGTCAAGACTATCAACTTGGACAGCATCACGGCATACCTCAAAGGTACGATTGCAATCACCAGTGGCACGGGGCTTGTAGCAGTGTTGGTTAACGTCTGATGGGCTACAATGGCGCGGAGTGTAGTACATGGCTCTAACTGTCGAAACCGGATCAGGGGTTGCGGGGGCGGATTGCTACGCGGACGTTACCGCTTGCAGTGCATGGGCCGTGGCCTACTACGGTTCGGCGCTCGCGGGCAATACGGCAGACAAAGAGGCGGCTATTCGGCGCGCGACGGCGTACCTTGACGGGCTGGCATGGAAGGGCACCCGGACGCTCGGGCGGGGGCAATCTCTTGCCTGGCCAAGGTCTGATGTTACCGACTGCGAAGGGCTAGCCATTGCAAGCGATGAAATCCCGGGTGAGTTGATTTTCGCGCAGCACGTCTTGGCGCGGGCCGAGTTTCAATCTCCGGGGGTTCTATCCCCAAGCGTTTCCTTGGCCGGTGTCAACAGGCGCGAAAAAGTGGACGTGATAGAGGTTGAATATGACACGTCCCGGCTTCAAGGAAACGCGGCTGAATTGCGTCAGATTGTCACCATGGCTATGGATAAGCTGAAATGCCTGCTCGCAGTGCAGCCGGGCGGCGCTAGAGTGCCTTGGGCGGTTGTGGTCTAATGGACTATGCGCGTCTTAAAACAACTGCTGACAATCTTCTTTCGGGGGCCAGCCAAGGCACGGTGGAAATCGGCACCACGGTATCAACTCCGGGGGCTACCGATATTGACGCGCCTTCTGTGGCAACTACTTGGGAAGCTTTTGACGCCGTTGTCCGGGGGGTATCGTCCAAGTATGTTGACGGCAAGACGGTCTTGGCGACTGACCTTATGGCAATCATCGAGGCCGATGCAGAAGCTGAGGTTGGCGGGCTAATTCGCCTAGACGGGGTTGCCCGGAATATCGTCAGAGTGGACAACATTCCGGGGGCTGGAACCGTAGTCGCGCAACGGGTTTTTATCCGGTGAACGAAATCTCCGAAATCCTGCGGTTGCAAGAGCCTGCCGTTCGGCGGGCTTTTGAAAAGGCGGTAAAGAATATCCGCGACGGGGCGAAGCTGACCGCCCTGCGAAATGCCTTGCGTATCGGGGATATTGAGGGCGCGGTTCGGGCAATCGAAATCGACAGTGCGGCGTTCTCGGAACTGCGCGGGGTGATCCTGAACACTTACGGACAAACCGGCATGGCTCAGATTAGCAACGTGGTTTGGGTATACCCCGACGGTACTCGGGCAGTTGTCCGGTGGAATATGGCAAGTCCGCGCGCGGAAGAATACGCAAGGCTGATCGGCACGGGGCTGATTACGAATATCACAACCGATATGGAAGCCGCAGTCCGTGACGTTATCGCGGACGGGTATGCGTACGGGCGCAAGTGGGATCAAATCGCAAGGGACATCGTCGGGAGAGTGGGGGCGTCTGGCCAGCGAACCGGGGGCATTGTGGGGCTGTCCAGAACGCAATCACAGTGGCTAATGTCACTTCGGGCAAAGCTGGCATCGGGGGATTATCGTGGCGTACTGAATATGTCCCTGCTAAAGGACAAGCGGTTGCGCGCCCTGATCGAAAAGGCCATTGCTGAGAACCGGGGGCTATCCGCCGCACAAATTGCGAAGATCATTTCCAACTATGAACGCAATGCCCTGATGAATAGGGGCCTGACAATTGCCAGAACTGAAGTGCAAAAGGCAATTGAAGAGGGCAAGTATGAAGCATGGAAGCAGGGACTAGAAAAGACGGGCGTCCCTGAAAGGTTTGTCATCCGGGAATGGCGGCATACGGGACGTGCGGTTCATGATCGGCCATGGCATCAAGCTATGCATGGGTCGCAGGTAAGAGGCCTGCAACAGCCGTTTATCCTACCTAGCGGGGCAGCGTTACTACACCCTCACGACACGTCTTGGGGAGCGGGGCCACAAGAGGTGATCAACTGTATGTGCCAGACAAAATATTCGCTCGACCGGCGGGGGCTTAAATCATGGCGAGGATGAGAGGCGGCAACCTTGGCGTATCGCGCGGGTTTTCTAACGCGGTCAATAAGTGGACCAAGGCGACGATTGAGCGATCAGAAGAAGCGTTTCAAATTGGGTCGCTGGACTTCTTTCTTGCGCTTCGGGACGCAACTCCCGTTGATACTGGGCTGCTAAGGGCCAGCTTGACGCCGGGCGTTAATGGGGCAGTTGCGGCAGGACCGCCAAACCTGAATGACACCAAGTCTGGCGACATGGCTGCGCTAAACGTGTTCTCCAAACTGAAGCTTGGCGATAAATGTACTATGGTTTACAAGACGACCTATGCCATGCGGGTTAACTACGGGTTCACCGGAATGGACAGCATGGGCCGGTATTACAACCAGATAGGACGTTTCTGGGTGGAAGCCGTATCCGCCAGATACACCATCATCATGAGGGCTGCGGCAACTCGGCTTAGGGGTAATAAATGACACATATCGCACAGATTGACGCCAAGATTTACCAAGCGCTTGCGGCGCATACTGATACATTTAGCGGCGCTGACGTTTACTATTCACCAGACGTGCCTGTAAACCCATCGGTTAGCGCTCCTTACATCATCGCAGATGACGTGAGGGTTGATGCCCCGTCTATGTATGTGCAATCCGCCGCTGTGGACGAATACCGAGGCACTTGGGCGCTGGCCGTCATGGTTCCGATGTCTTGGACAGGGGCACAGGCCAAGGGCCTCGCATCACTGGTATGTGACCATTTCGACAAGGGCGCGAAGTATACGACCAACGGTGCGACTGTCCAAGTGGTGAAGCGCCCGCGCATTGTGGGCGCGGGCTACCAAGACGCGGGGATGATCCGAGTGCCTGTACTGGTCGAATGGCGGGGCGTTGGTTAATGCACAGTATCCCCTTGCACCGCCTTGACAACCCCTGCCGTTTCCGTCGCCTTTTTGCACCGCTACACGGTTAGGGGTAAGGTGTCAAGTACATCTTCACGCGGCGTCATGCCGCATAGCTAAAGGTATGACATGGCTGACGATCTGAACATGAACGGGACGCTCTACGTTTGCGCCACCGCGCAGCATAACACCGAACTAAACCAAGCCGCCTACGAAGCCCTAACCTGGGTCGAAATCGGCAACATCGTTACGTTTCCCCAAATCGGGTTTGAGGCCAACGTTGTCACTCAAAACTATGTGAATACTGACTTTTCCGCAGACGCCAAGGGATTCATTAACGGCACGGCCAGTGATATCTCGGTCGGGCGCGCCCCTGACGACGCGGGGCAGGTCATTCTGCGGACTGCGGCCAACTCGCGCTATCGCTATGCGTTCAAGCGAGAATACGCCGACGCGGTTTCCGGGTACACAGCGACCTTCACCTACTTCCGGGCGCTTGTGACTTCGGAGCTTGACGCAGGCGGCGGCGGCGAGGAGTTTGACAACGAGACCTTCGGCATTAAGGTTACGGCGCAGAAGCCTATCATCGTCGCGCCTGAAGCGGTCTAACGACAATCTAGGCGGGTCTTAGTGGCCCGCCTCATTCCAGCCTTTGGAGGGCTTATCATGACTGACATTTCCGCATTGTTCGATGACGACCTTTTCCCGGTCGAACTGGCTAACCCGGTGACTGGCGATCCTGTTGGGATTACTATGTGGGTAGCGCCATTGATGGCAGACACTGCCAGTGACGCATGGGAGCGCACGTCTATTCAGATGGCCATGGTCAAGAACAAAGCATCGGCGGGGGCTATGGTGCCGGTTGATGACGTTGCCGATATCGAAAGCAAGGTAGCGGTCAAGCGGTGCATTGCGGCGGTGCGGAAGTGGGAATGGAACGGCAAGAGTTTCGGCGAACTCGGTGCCGATCCTGAATGCACCGACGCGAATAAATCAGTTGTGTTTTCCGGGCCACGCAATCGGTGGATTGTGGATCAAGTGCTTCGGGCGGGGGCACAAATTGAAAATTTTACGAGGAAGCCCGACGCGACCTAATCGAATATGTTCGCGTATGGGCTAAGTACGACACCAAAGACCACAATGGCCTAACAAGACGGGAACGTAATTCTCGGGCAAAACACCAAAGCCCCGCCTTGGAAATCGGCAGGGATTGGGAGTATTGCGTTAGCTACCTATGGGAATTGCGGTCTTTCTGCGAGGGTAGTGACAAGCCTGTAACGCCAAGCATTGTAACCGACTGGCAATCCTGTTTGGGCGTTTTGCTATCCCAATGGGAAAAGGCTACATTGTTCGCCATGGATAGGATGCTGCGTACCACGCTTGCGGAAGAAACGGCGTTTAACGAAACCCGCAGGCAAAAATCGGAAGCACAAAAGGCTAAGCGGTAAATGGCTGACGATATTGCACGGCTTGGTTATGAGATTGACAGTAGCCAAGCCAAAGGGGCCGCTGTTGCGCTTTTGAATATGAGCCGCGCTGCTGCAATGGCAGAAGGCGGCGCGGCGAAGCTTCAAAAATCGTTCAGAAACGCAGACGGGACGTTCCGCAAGTTCGACAGCGCTGTCCAAGATAGTTCCGTCTCCATTAAATCGCTTGCCTCTGAGTTTAACCCTGTACTATCGCAACAACTTGAATTTGCGGCGGGACAAAAGCGCATCGCGGATGCTATTCGATTAGGTGTTATTGACGCCAATGCGGGACAAGCAGCTATGGAGCGTCTACAAGTGGCCATGTTGGGGGCGGGAAACGCCGCTACCGTCATGGGCAAGGGTATGGGCGCTGCCAATGCCAACGTATCCAACTTGCTGTTTAACTTCCAAGACATTGGCATGATGATGATGGCGGGGCAAAACCCGCTAATGCTTGCCGTTCAACAGGGCACTCAAGTTTCCGGCATTTTCTACCAGATGCAGCAATCTGGCCAATCAATGGGGGGCGCGATCAAAAGTGCGCTTCTGGGACTCGTTAGTCCCATGTCTCTAGTAACGCTAGGGGCTATTGCGGGTGGGGCTGCGTTAGTGCAATTGGGTATGTCGGCGTTTGGGGCCGGGGAAGAAACCAAGACGCTCCAAGAAACGATTGACGACCTAGCAAGCAGTGTAAGCGCAGTTAACGAAATCGGCAAAGTCTACTCTGCTGAAGGTCTGCACTCTCTGGTCGATAAATACGGCGAAGTTAATTTAGAAATTCTCGCCATGATCGAGAACCAGAAGAATTTCGCGATTGCCGACGCAACGAAAAAGGCTACGGATGCAGTCGCCAAATTGCGCGAAGAATTTTCCGGCACCCTTGAGAATATAGACGTGAAATCCCGTGCGGGGGCTGCCGCCATGGCGGATATGGTAAGGCAAACCGGCCTTACAAAGCAGGGGGTTCACGACCTAAAGAGCGCTTTGGACGAACTTGGCGGTGCGACTCCTTTTGAAGAACGTGCTGCGGCTTTTGGCCGTGTGAACGCCATTCTAGCCAAGACGGGAATGACTACTGCGGAAGTGACCGGCAAGGCCATTGAGGCAGAGGACGCCATGCGCCAATTGGCGTCCTCTGCACCTTCTGCGAATTGGATGAACGCAGCTATTTCCGGCGTTGTGGCCCTTGGTGATGTTATTCGGGGGAGAATTGCAGAGGCTGCACGACTGCACGACGAAGCCAACATGACTACCGGCAACCTTGATTGGGCTAAGAACG